GCGCCTAACCCCCTAACCTATAACCCCCTTTAGGGTTAGGGGTGGCCGCTATAACTCCCCCGCTTAGGCGCGGCCTAACCCCCCCTAAGCCCCTAACCCTTAAGCCTTAAGCCCCTAAGCCCCTAAGCCCCTAAGCCCCTAAGCCCCTAAGCCCCTAACCCCCTAAGCTCCCTTGCGCCTAAGCCTTAAGCCTAACCCTTACGCCTTAAGCCCCTAGCGTTACGCCTAACCCCTAAGCCTTAAGCCCCTAAGCGTTAGGCGTTAGGCCCGCCCTAGCGTAACCCCCTAACCCCCCTAAGCGGCACTTTTACGCCGTAAAAAAGCCGATAACCCCTTTATTTCCAAGGGCTTAGGTGGGGGTGGGGGGTAAAAAAGGCGCGGCGGGGGGCGCTTAGGCTCGGCTGGCTCTCCCATACAGTCGGTATATGTAGGATGGGAGTGTTTACTTTGGTAGGGATAGAGTGCTCTGGGATGTATAGAGTACTCTAGGGCAGGGGTGTAGGTACTCTGGTATGGGTATGTAGGATGGAGGTGTTTACTCTGGGATGGGCTGAGCACTCTAGGATGCCTTAGACACTTAGAGGGAGAATGTTCAAGGTATGGGGTGCTTAGGGGTGGACTGTTTAAGATGGTATGACTCTAAGAGGGGGCAGGTAAGGTGGGAGGGGGATAAGTGCTTACCATAGGGGAGGAGGTTTTGTGGTTAGAGGTGGTGGGTGGGGGTTTAGATGGAAAATATCTGAGGTGTAGAGCGGGAGGTAGAGCAAATTCTATTTAGGTGGGTGATAGTGGGAGAAGAGGCGTTGGAGAGCTGCATAGGTAGATAAGGTGCAGAGGGCGTAGAAGTAAGATGTAGTGGGGTTGGTGGGGATGGAACGCAAGGTGTAGAGGTGATACTCTGGGAGGGGGTGATGGTGGGGGACTAGCTCTAACTTATGAGGGAGCTGTATTTTAATGGAGGGTGGTAAGGAGGATAAGAATAAGGATTCACCGTCTTTAATACCTCCAATGAACAGATACTCGTCCATAAGAACTCCTTCTAAGGAAGTTTATGTATTCCTAGAGTACTCGTGTATCCTCCATCTCCTCCTCTCTCATAGGGCCAGAAAGTTCTGGCCCTATTCTTTTCTTTGAGCAGAGGAGATAAATACATGAGTGAAATGAAGCTATATACACTCAAGTCGTTTGAAGGCATTGCGGTAAGCAAGGCAGACCAGCAGGAGCGCAAGAGACACTTCTTTGAATGGCTTGAACAGCCGGACAACTCCAAAACACCCAAAACCATAACGGCGTGTGAATCTGTACTCAATGTCTCCCATCCCACAATAATCAAATGGCATAAGGAATGGAAGAACCTTGTACGTCTAGGCATGCGCACAAGGGTAAAAGTGAGTCCGGAGGAAGTAACCAAGCTACTCACCAAAAGGCTCGAAGTAGTCAAGCCATACATAGAAAAGACCCAGGAGGCTGGCAAAGACCCTGTCGCCTTCTTAAGGGATACGGTCGAACTAGGGCTGTGGTATGGCACTGCCAAGATTACAGAGAAACTAGATTCGATGCTAGACATGATTCTAATCCCTGACCAGGCCGTAGAACTCCTATCCACACTCATATCAACCCTAGACAAAATGGAACAGATGAGCATCCGCAGGAGTGGCACCATAAAAACCCAAATAAAGGAAGAAACGCTCACCAATACGTATGGTGACCTGGTTGCTGGGATGATTCTACCTCCTTCGGGGAGGCCCGGAGAACCTCCTATTGAAATTCCAGGTGAAGCCCCGAAAGCGCTCCCTAATGACAAGCCGGACTCCGAACCCATAGAAGGGGAAAGTGTGCCAACTCCAGAGCTAATAGAAGAAGACCCTCCCACTGAAGAAGATACCCCTCCCGGAGACAAGGATGAACCTCCGACTGATGTAGATATGCCTGGCATTGAGGTTTGACCCCAAGTATCCCTACAGGCAGAGTACTCTCCGTTGCTCTCTGACGAAGAGAGCGTGGAGGATTTTATTTGCGGAATAAATCTTCCATTGCCTTTTCCTGACTGTCGTAAGGACCATGCTTCTTAGCAAATCTATGTCGCTGCCACCACCACTGATTACCCTTACATATCAACACAGGCTCAAAAGGTGGCAGTCCTAGCGCGCAAAGAACTCCCAGAGCTGCTATCACTATCCCTGCACACCCAATAATCGTATAAGCTACCGTCGCGGCCATTGTCACCTCCTAACTAATAATTCAGTTTGAGCAGGGATAAATAAAGAGGAGAGGGTGGGGTGGCCTGACGCAGAGACATCTGCGGGGGTCTCAGGCCACCCCTAGGGGCTAGTGATGGGGGGCATCACCAAGTATATAATAGGGCTTTTGACCTAAAAAGTAAAGTTTCATTCCTATTCTCAGTTCTTAGCTGATGAGGTACTAATGGGTAGCCTACAGGAAACAATTGCTAAATTACCAAAACCAATCACTCCACAAGACCTATATTTGTTCTTGTACCTAGCCACCGGAGAAAATGTACCGCACAAGGCAGTCTGTAGAGACCATCAAACTCCTTGGGATTTGATAGTCAAAGCCTTCTTCAATCAGAGCAGCAGCATCCTAGGCATTGGCAATAGGAAAGGGTCTAAGACCCGCAGCGTTGCCAAGCTAATTCTAGCAGAACTCAAGTATGTTGATGGGGTAGAAATTGCGTCTGTAGGCGCTATCGAGAAGCAGGCGAACAAATGCTACCGATATGTCGATGCCTTCCTCAAAAGAGCCTGCCCCAATGATGTAGTCAAGGCCATCAGGTCAGAGACTAGGCTGTTGAACAACTCTTCATATGAGCAGTTAGTAGGAACGGTTTCCGGAGTCAATTCTCCGCATCCCCATAAACTAAGGGCGGACGAAGTGGAGTTGATGAAGCAAGAAGTTCTAGAGGAACTTCTGCTAGTTCCTAACTCTGATGACGCTCACGGCATTCCTCGTAACACCATATTGACATCCACCAGGAAATATACCTATGGCATTGTCCAGAGCATAGTAGACGACAAAGACAGCGATTTTGAAGTGCTGATTTGGTGTTACAAAGAAGTCGCAGAGCCTTGTAAAGAATCCCGCAGGGGCAGTGGCAAACGTAAATACATCATCAAGGACTACTACAATGTTGATGACACGGGTGCTCCTGCTGAAAAGGAGATTATTGCCTGGTCTAATTGTGGCAAATGCCCGCTCCTCCCCAGCTGCCGAGGAGACTTGGCCTACGCGGAGGGGTATCTCCCTATAGATGACCTAATCAAAGACTTCAAGTCTGTACACATCAACACTTGGATACAGCAGATGGAATGCCGCAGGGTATCCACTGTTGGCAAGGTGTACCCGCAGTTCGATGAAGCAGTACATTGTAAGAACTTCGGGTATCAGTCCTCCTTGCCAATGGATATATCTGTTGACTTCGGGCACCAAAACCCCAACTGCGTTGGGTTTTGGCAGGAGAATGAAGAGACCGGCGAGTTGTTCATGCTGGATGAAATATATGAAGCAGGGCTCTCTACAGACAGGCTAGCAGAGAAAATAAAGAGAAAGTTAGACCAGTGGGGGCTGACCCCTGATGACCTTAGATATGGCATAGGAGACTCTGCTCAAGCTCAGCAGATAGAAGACCTGAAGGGTTATGGCATCTACCTAGAGCCTGTCAACAAAGGCTCTCTACCCGCTGGGCTAGACAAGGTTCGTAGATATCTAAGCTCTCTGGCGCATGGCGTGCGCCTTTACATACATAGGAACAACTGCCCCAACACAATCAGGGAGTTCAAGAACTACCACTACAAGCGTGTTTCTCTTGCTGGTGTAGTTACTGAGGAACCAGTTAAGAAAGACGACCATGCTATGGACCAAATAAGATACTATGTAACATACATAGACTCGATGTCAAACCCTGGCCTAACCATTATTGACTGAGGAGAAGCCTATGGACCTCAAAGCTCTAGAAAAAGATATCCTTGACGTTACTGTTGATACCTTCATGTCTGTCATAGCTGAAGGTGTCCAACTCCGCAAGTTCAATGGAGTTGTTATACACCACTCTTACTACCCAGACAAGCCTTTGTGGGGCAGGGACTATGCTCGTATATTCAACCAGACCCAGAAATATGCTTGCGGGTGGTCCAATGGGCTTGGGAATCACTTTGTTATTACTCACAACCCAGACAACCCTAAAGAAATCCGCATCCAGTGTTCCTCTAGATGGGTGAGGCAAATACCTGCTTCTCACACGCTCAATCGTAAAGGCATAAAATTGACTGAGGGCGGGGAGGCTAAAGCAGTGAAGCCCAACGAAAGCATGATTGGGATTTGCTTTGTGGGCAACTATGATATCAACACCTTGCCTCCGGAGACCTACCTGGCAGCAAAGCCCTTTGTTGATGTGCTTTTGCGTAATGCCAATATTCCTAGAGAGAACATATTTGGGCACTACACCTTTGACTTTAAGTCGTGCCCTGGTCGTAGATTTGATGTATCATTCTTCCGAAGGTAGTTCACAGGCCACTCAAGGAGCCTGCAATGCAGATAAAGATTCCTTTTACTAATACTTCCATTAAGATACTCAACTCAACCCCCATTAGGGAACCACAGGAGCAACGCCATATCAGTGTAGCTGAGGTCTCTAACACCTATAGAACGCTTGAGAACTACTCAGACGTAGAACTCAGGCACTCTTGGTGTCTGGCTTGTGTTAGAGCTATAGCTACTGCCGTTTCGACTGTCCCCTTGATGGTACAAAAGAAAAAGAAAGATGGTTGGGAAAGAGTAGGAAGAGAAAAGTGGGAAGTAGCTGCCCTCGAAGACATCAACGGCTACCAGAGCCAACAGGACTTGCTTGAAGCTACAGCTTCCTTTTTAGGTTTGCAAGGGGAATACTTTTGGGAAAAGACCAGAAATAAGGCTGGCAAGCTGACGAAGTTGTATGGCATGAACCCTGTTTATGTGCGTGTACAACCTGGTGGGGAATACATCTCTCAATATGTGTTTGACCTGCCAGGCCAAAAGCCAGTTGCTTTTGACCCCCAAGATGTTATATTCTTCAAGTTTTTCAATCCTGTCAACGACTACAGAGGCATGTCTCCGCTGTCAGCCGCCAGAGAAGGAGTTTTGTCAGACCTCTATGCTCAGCAATACAACAAAAACTTCTTTAAGAACAATGCTACCCCGCGTGGTGTGCTTGAGACAGATAAAGGTCTTAGCAACAGAGCATTGAAACGCATCAAGGACTTATGGCAAACTGTGTACGGTGGCATAGAAAACTCGCATAAGACCGCAGTGCTTGAAGAAGGCTTGAAATATAAGGCCCTTAGCATCAGCCCCAAAGACATGGAGTTCCTCAAGCTACGGGAGTTCAGCAGAGAAGAAATACTTGCTGTCTTTGGAGTGTACCCTGTTGTCCTTGGGCTGTTAAAGGACGCAAGCCTGGCCAATGCAATGGCTCAGATGACTTTGTTCTATCAAAGTACTGTGTCGTTGTATTTGAATAAGATACAGTCTCAGTTGACTTACCACATGCAATTGGAAATGAAAGACCCCACTATCAGAGTGATATTTGACCTAACTCAAGTGCCAGCACTGCGCCCATCAGTGGGTGATGTGTTGGCCTGGGCAACTCCTGCGGTCAACTCTGGTATTATGCTCATCAATGAGGTCAGGGACATTTTGGGCCTCAAGCATGTTGCTTGGGGAGACACTTGGTA